ACTTCTCATTCACCCAATCTTTCCAGTAAATGTTAGTTCCGTCTGCACGTTTTCCATCAGATGCTTTTGATAGATACTCAAACGCTTCCAGTACAGTCTCTGCACCAGTACTTGCATTAACAGATACAATAACAATACTTAACTCAGTACGTCTTGCGGCTTCTGCTGTTGTAAGACCATCGGAAGTTGCAACGTTTGGCGCACCAGATAATGCAGATTTAATTCCTGATGGAAGTGTTGCCATGTTTGTTGCATCGTCAATCATGTATACTTTAAGGTCATTACCCCAAGAACCAGCGTTCTTTGCAGTAAATTCACCAGTAGTAACACCAGCGGCAACAGTAAGGTCGGTTGATGTTGCGACTGATACACCAGTATATGCAAATGTTGTTGTAGATGCATTAAGAATCTTGATACTGATATTTGATGCAGGAGCAGCAGCCATCGTGACCAATTTTGAAGTTGAAGAACCAGTAAGAGTGAACCCAGTTGTTACATCATCGACTGTGATGGAGTCAGTTGCACCAACATCCTGTCCTGTCAATAAGAACTTAGTTCTTGCACCCATTACTACGGTGACTGTATGACCGGCAGTTAATGATGCACCAGTTGCAGTAAGAGTGGTTCCAGAGACACTAAACTGGTCTCCAGCACTGTTGTCTACTGCGTTTCCGTTTACTTGAATTGCAGTTGCACTAGTTGCCAACTCTACATTGTAGTCTTCTCTAGGAAGAGTGAATGCGGCTTGTTGTGCATACGAGACTACTACGGTAGTTCCAGAAGGAACGGTACTGAACGTGATACCATCGGATTGAACGGTATATGTACTTGCATTCACAGCTGTTCCGGCAGCGGTTTCTAGATTTACTGTAATAACGCGGTTGGTTGTTGCAAGGGTTAAGGATGCTTTCGTATCTGCGACCAAACCACTGATTGCGAGTGACTGAGTGGTTGCTGCACCTACAGTTCCTAAATCACCGTCTGTCAAAGCAGCACCACCACTGCGAACTACCGCAGCTGCGGCAACTCCAGAGATTGTTGCTTCGGTTGGAGTGTTTACTGTTGGTACACCAGCGGTGGCGTTGAGTCCACCTGTACCTACACATCGCACTACAGAAAGGTTATTTCCGTATGCTAAGAAATTTGAGGCAGTAAACCATGACTTATATGTTGCGTCAGTAGGTTTGCCGAAAATTTCTGTCAGTTCTTTTTCTGTTGAAACTTTAGTTATTTGGTTAGCTGGGCCTTGCGTAAATTCCCCAACAAGACCACCAACAGATGCTGAAACATTTGGTGTGGTTGTCGAAAAATCTATTTCTGACACATTAACGCCTGGACTTACTTGGAATGGCATTTTATCATCTCCTTTAGTGTGTTATAAAACTGTACAAAATATTCTGTAATTATAATTCTGTTTCTTAATTTATTTATAAAAAGATTGATTTGACCTTCATCTGCCTCCACCTACATGCCAAATTTGACCTTCATCGTCTGTGAACGCAGTTGACTCAGTTCCGTTGTCTATGTATCCGAAAGGTAACATATCTTCTTCCATTCTTCTAAGACGTTCTTCGTATATTTCTTTTCTGGTATCCAAGTTGGATAACTCCTTGAAATAAGTATCAGTTGTCATCCATGCAAACAGAATTAAGGTGTCAACCAAATCATCATTCTTTCCACCTTCAGCCTCAAATTTAACTCCCCTTGAGATGAAACTTGAAAGTTCATTTATAGTATCGTAGTCATTAATTATTAGTATATCTTCTTCAATCAAACTTTTTAAGTTCATGCAGCCAATCTTTTTAGTTGACTTTGTTGTTCTTATTCCCATCGTGTTCGATTTTCCAAACCCAGAACTTATAGACTGTCCTTTTCTGGTGTCTGAACTTATCGACAATACGTTTTCGCATTCTAGGTCGTGATACAAAATATCACTCACCTGTTGCCCAATATCATTAATCTCTACTAGTACATATGTATCATTATAGAGTTTTGCAAATTGGTTAATGATGGTCGGAAATACCATCGGTGGGGTATTATTGCATTTAAATGTTGCAACCTGTATGTATGGCGTTTCTGTTGTATCAAATATTGAAAACGCAGAGTAATCTCCACCTCTTCCTCTTGCACAATCCACTGTCATATAATAAACATGGTCTTCTAGAGGTTTTGCATACAACTTTAATGTACTATTATATGCAGTCTGTATGGGTGATTTGTATACAAGATTTTTTAGTTTTGCAGTATTAATCAGAGTATTAGTACTTCCCAAGAATTCAGTATCAAATTCCTGCTTGAACTGCTCTTCTGAGGTGTTTTTTATTGTCATTGCCTTCCATGCAGCATCTCTGCCAGGCACTTCAGACCAATGCACTTCGATTGGAACGTAAGTATTTCTTCCTTCTATTGCGTCCTGCCACAATTTGTAGAAGTGATTCATCCCCTGTGGAGTCGAAACTACGATTACCTTTGTCGATTTACCAGAAGATATAGTCGGATATACTGAATTAAAGAATTCTTCTGCCAATTCGTTAGGAACAAACGCAAATTCGTCAAGGAATAGTATATTATATGAACCACCACGAATCGCGGAAGATGATGTCGCGGCCGCCATGACCTTTGCACCATTTTCCAATTCGATGTTTCCTTTATTCCAGAGGACTACTCCCTGTTGCAACCATTTTGGTAAATATTCATAAGCCATCTGTAGTCTACCAAGAAGTTCTCTCGCGGTAGACAGTTTGTTCGCTAGAAGTGCAACAGATACGTCCTTATTGAATAGAATGTAATGTAGAAAGAATGCGATGCAAGTTATTGATTTTCCAGACTGTCTACCGACTTTACATATTGTAAATCTTTCTACATCAAAGGTTTTAATCATTTTTTCTTGGAATGGGTATAAATCAAAAGGTACTAATCCAGAATCGACGTTTACAATCCTTACATATGTTTTAATGAAATAGATGGGGTCATCCATACATTTCACATATTCCTGTGCCTGCTCTTCAGTCCATTCAATTTGAACCCCTGCCGATTTGAGGTTTGGATTATTTAAATAAACATCATTCATTGATTACTCGATTTTTGCCTTTCAGTGCTTCTAGTAATTGATTTGTGTCGCCCACAAAAACTGAGTTGTTGTTTACTACTTTCTGTGGCCCGCCACCGTTTTTAGTATTGCTGACCTTATTCATTGTGACTTGCAGTTCGATTAAGTCTTTTGCCAACTCTCCTGTGGTCTTCATCAGTTGACCAGCAACCTCGTATGCTCTGGGATGTTGACTCTGTTCTGCAAGAGATACCAAATTTGCGAGTGCGGTCTGTCCCTGAGACACCAATCCATATAGGGTAGTTCTCTGAAATTCATAATCTTCTTCTATGTCTTTATTTCTTTCCAATTCTTGATCGTAAAATTCAAGGTCTCCTTTCACTGCCGGAACAATATTCTTTGCCGCGACAGATATGTCTCCTTCAATTTCTAAGAAATCGTCTAATTTTTCATCCACAGTTTTTGACATGTTAATATTCCGTAATAGTTTCACTAAACCCGTAATCTGAAGTCGATAGTGCGTCAGCTGGGTCTGGTGTTACTTCACCTTTTGCGTATTTTTGAGTTTTGACAGGGTTGTTGTTTATATTAGTCACTGCCTTTGTTATAGTCTCTCTTCTCTCAGAAGATGCATATATGAACCCTTTGATAGTGAATCCTAAAGTCCATATAAGAGACCTTCTTGTTAGATAATCTCCCTCATATTCATCTGTCGTATCTACAGACTCTAGAATAATTGGTGTGTCTCTTATCACTCCGACATCTGTCGCTTCTTTTATTGGAAGGTTGAACGATGGTGTAAAGAATGGGAGTATTTGTTCTAGAATTTGAGTTCCGTCTTCGGCGTTTTTAACCATGATGGAAAGGGTTATGCCGATATCATAAGGAACTGGATTAAATACAAACTGTTTCTTATTAGCATCTGATGGATCTTGATAATTATATCCACCAGTTTTTACTAATTTTCTACTTGAATCGTACTGTAACCCAGAGATTTCAAAACTCATTCTTGGGAGGGTTATCGATGTCTCTGCACTATTCGTAATTCTGGTTAAATATTTCTGAGCAGGGCCATATCCAAGAGGAACCCGAACTATTTGTTGAGTAACCCCTGCGTTATTCTTTCTTTCTACATCAACGTCATCGAAAATTGTACCAAATGCTATGATATAATTCCGTAATGTCCCTCTATACTGATTTGTTATGCCTAACATAATTAATAACTCTCACTAAATGGGTTGTCTACTGAGAAATCTACTACTGTGTCGGCCGCGGCACCGAACCCAGCGTTGTCATCTCTAGTCTCTTCTATGTAAGTATAGGTCGCTGTTGCACCCAATAGGTAACTTGCGGTAGATGTGCCTCCGATTACAGAAGAATTCTGTGCAAATGTTCCAGTTAAAGTTCCAACTCGTAGTACCTTTGTTCCAGAGTTCCAAGAATCTACTATTGCAGTAGCGGTTGCATTTGCAAGGTCTGCTCCTTGATATACAGTCTCACCAACCGTGAAGTTACCATCTCCAGTTCCAAGAGTCAAGTCTACACTGTATACGGTAGTTGCGCCGCCACTGGATGGGTTTATGTCATCAATTTCAGATATACCAGTATTGAATGTTTCTTGTGAATATTCGAACAATTCTGTTGATAATTTCCACACATACTGTTTTCCTAATTGATAAAACGGAACTTCATCTTCCACAAATCTTATTTCGAACACTTGGTCTACTAGTGGAAAATAAATTAAGTCGCCTTGAACAGGTTCTGTTAATGATGATTCTTCTGTAAATCTTGTTTTGGATACTAATACGTCTAGGGTATCTCTTGTCTCCAATCCAAATTTAGAAAGAAAGTCTCCTTCTCCCTCAAACCCATCAACGTTCTCTATATACATCTCTATCAACCATTTTTGCGTAAATGATGTTAATGTAGATTCGTTGAATATGGTGTCTGAATTTACTTCTGTTCTTTTTATGTAATAGAAATTTTGGCCATGAATCTGTATAGACTCGGCAATTAAATTCTCTACCAAATTTTGTTCTGATACGGTGGTCAGTTGATTGAAGTGACTATTAATTGCCATTCTAACCTACCATAAAGTCAACAGGCAACTCATAAGATGAAGACATCTCTTCTTCTAATTTTGCAATTTCTTCAGATGCCTCGTCTATAAGTCTCTGTCCATTAAATGTAACACCGCCGGGCATTTGAATGCCATCATACTTAGATACATTCTCTCCCCATTGTTTCTTGACCAATGCTGTAGCGTATCGTTTTAACCATCTATCATTCCACACATCTTCATATGTTGTCGGGTCTAGGTATCGATAACACTCTACGATTAAGTACTCATCTACGTTTAATTTTTCACTCCAATCAATATCTAGAAATAATCGATTCATGTGTCTACTGAATCTCATTGGGATTTTCCCAGTTATCATATCATTGACTAATTGCATGTGTGATTGTGTTAACTCATATGTTAACATTTCTGCACCAGACAGATTGTAGATGTCGTTTAGATGCATCTGGTATCTAATATCAAAAAAGTTTCTGGAGTCTCCATCCTTGTCGTATAAAGGAATTACCTTTTTAATTCCGATTACCAAATCGCTTAAAGTTATATACCCATTTTCGATATCACCCTTCGTTATTGATGATATTGTCGCGGTACTTGCAGAAGATGCGCCAGTGATGGTCTCAGCAGCCTGAAATGCAACATCCTCTCTTCCGAGCGCATTATACTTTATATTGGGGGTGGTAAATGCCTGAACAATTGCGGTTGCACCAGAAGTACTTCCAGTGATAACCTCACCAACAGCGAAGTCGGCACTAATCCCAGTGAGTGCTACTGTAGAATTTGTTATCTTATGTTTAAGGTATACTTTTTCCGTAGCATCATAATGATAGTCCCTGTAATACTCAAATGCATCATCGACCCTATCCTCGACTTGAGTATCATCGACGTTGATTTGAATTACAGGACTTCCCAACCTTCTGAGACAGTAATTTTTGAATTCTGTTTTTGTGGTTATTCTCGCCATGTAGATAGCTCCTATTGTATCCTACTATTTATAAAAAAATATTTAGTATGATTTATAGTGACCTTTGTTTGAAATATTTTCTAGATTCTAGTTGAACAACATCCATGTCCATATTTGATGTTGAAACCTCCAAATCTACTAGATTCATATCAAAATTTTGTTCTATTTCGAACGCTACTTGATTTAGTCTGGTCATGAAAAGTGAATCTATCCAATGCTCTCTATCTGGAATTTCTGGCAACACATAAGAGTTTTGGTCACTTACTAGATTGATAGCCCCCTCTCTGCACATTGGAACAAAATTTTCTAGTTTGTTTGTTGCGTAATAGAACTGAGGAAGTCCTTTTCCAAATGGGTCGATTTTTGCGTATGTTTGATTATCGGTGTTAAACATGAACATATCATTATTTTTGTCTAAACACGCCTCTATATCACCTTCTATAAAAGATTTCTTATTTATTTTCATTCCTGTTACTGACAATTTTATGTTCGTAACACCAGCATCTGTTCCTACAAGAATTGAAATAAGTTTGTTTTTATCTACTGTTCCAATTTCTACATTCTTAATAGTGTCTGTAAATGATATCTTTTTAACTTGACTGAATTTATTTCTAATGATGAATAATTCATTACTAGAAACGAAAAATGAATAAAATCCTATACCTAGAGGAACAATTTTAGAATCT